CTCTGCTCTTGGGCAACTGGCAGGAGAGGGCGTGGATTCTAACCGGGTGCGGGACATTACGGCTCTGAATCTGAACTTCTTCGGCTGCTATTACCCGTTGAATTTCCGTGGCGCAGGTGACAACTTTTTCGCACGCGGCATATCCGCCCGCAACTGCGGACGCGCCTACTTCCCGCAGAACTGCCGCAATCACGACATCGTGCTGACAAGCGAGCAGGGCGGGCCGTTCTCGGACGTGCTGCTTAAGGTCTACGGCAGCACGGCGTTCTACTCGCGGCTTGAGAACATCAAGATCGTCTACAACTCGCCAGGGAGATTCGTGACCGCTGCTGCCCAGTCTGCCGATGAAGCGATGGTCGGCATGGACTTTCAGTTGTACGACACCAACCCCGGCCCGTGCTTCATGCAGAACATCGACGTTACCTTCAACGTCGAGGCGAACAACGCGAGCCTGAACCGCAGCCTGTTCATCGTCCGCAAGTACGACTCTGCCGGGAATGCCGATACCACCGGATCGCGTGGACATGAGCTTATCAACATGACGCTGCGCGGAGTGGGGCGGTCTTTGCAGAACCTGCAGAGCGACGCCATCCGCTTGTTCACCAGAGCGTCCGAGAATTGGTCTGGCGAGTTTGTCTCCAATGTGTCGGTGTCCGACTTCAACCTCGGAAACATCAGCTCGCAGACGGCCATCGCGATGAACGGCGCGGCTCTGAGCGGTCCGTTCTCGATCAAGCGTGTGTCGTCGCCGGGGGCGCTGTCTCTGTCTAACATGACGGACAAACCGTTTTCCTTTGAAGAAAGCTCGTTTAATGGCGTGTTGGCAAAGACGACGGCGCCGCAAATGTATACCCCCGTCTGGACTGCCGATACGACAGACCCGGCCATCGGCAACGGCACTCTGACGGGTTCTTATACGACGCAAGGGAAGCTCTGTACGGTGCAGATTTTCATGTCTGCCGGATCGACCACTACCTTTGGAACCGGGCCGTGGCGCTTTAGCCTCCCGTTGCAAGCGTCAAATGATTCCATCAACACGATTGGCGCTGCGTTTGGATTGGACTCTGGCACGGCGTTTTTTACCGGCGTGTGCTATGTGGCGCAAAACGCTTCGTTGCTGCGCTGTGTGCTTGGGAACAGCGTCGGGAATGAGGTCACGAGTGCAGTGCCGTTCACTTGGGCAACCAACGACTACCTGCGACTGACAATAACCTATCCAATCAAGTAAACGGGGCATTTATGGCAGACAAGAAAATCTCACAACTGACGGCTGCTTCGACGCCGCTGACCGGCACCGAGGTTTTGCCGATCGTGCAGGGCGGCAGCACGGTAAGGGTGCCGGTCAGCGACTTGACGGCGGGGCGCACAATCCCTGTGTCTGGCGTGAGCTTTGCTGCGGGTGCAAACCTTCCGGGGATGCTCACCGAGACGCTGGACGACTACGAGGAGGGGACATACACGCCTGCGTGGACCGCCTCCGTGAACCCGGCCATCGGCAACGGTACGTTGTCCGCGAGGTATGTCATCGTCGGCGGTCTGTGCAACATCCAGATCTCGCTGACGATGGGAAGCACGACCACTTTCGGGACTGGTGAATGGTCCTTCTCTGTGCCTGTTGTTTCTGCTGCCGCATCCACCGGTCAGGTCTGGGCGCTTGACTCTGGAACCGCTTTTTTCATCGGCATCTGCAAAGTTGATGCTGGCGGTACTGTGCTCGGAATCTTCTCGAACAATGCTGGGACCGGGTGGTCTCCGTCGCAGCCCTTCACATGGGCAAACACCGACCGCATCGAGTTGTCGCTGACGTATCAGATCTAAATCGCGTCCTCCTTGCGTAACTGCGCGATGGTGCGGACCATGCCCTCGAGGTGGGCGAGGCGCACATAGTCGCGCTCGAGGTCGGTGTGGGAGCGGCGATCGATGGCATCGTGGCAGGCCGAGCAGGCCCACGCCCCGAGCAGGTCGTCGGCCTTCATCCCCATGCCGGACACCCCGGCCATGCGGATGTGTGCCAGGACGACCGTCTCGGAGTTGTGGTTGCACACGCCGGGGAGCCGCACGGTGCATCCCCGGCCCCGGGCTTCCTTGCGCAGGTCACGCCGCTTCATACGAGCGCCAGCTGCCCGACGAGCCGGTAGCGGGCATACCGCTTGCCGTTCCTCTCCTCGGTCACGGTCTGCACGTCGAGGCCTTCGGCGCGAAGGTCGGCGACCCGGGCGGCGAGCCGGAAACAGCCGTACTGGTCGAGGGCTTCGAGGGGTGTGATATCGCGGCCCGATACTAGGTGGGCGCGGATCTGTTCGGTCTGCGTCATGGTGTGTCTCCATAGGACGGTTCGGGTATCACGATGCCGAGCTCTGCGGCGCGGCGGGATAGGAACTCGAGGTAGTCGGAGAAGTCCTGCTTGTTGAGTCGGGACGAGCGGCGCACCGGCTTGTGGACGGTCTTCCCGCCGAGCGTGAGCGTTTCCCAGCCGAAGTGCTCGCCCAGCATGAACTCGTGCAGGTCGTCCTTCTGCCAGCCTGCCAGCGCCTCCCCGCCACCCTCGAGGATGGACGGGTAGACGACGCCCCACAGGAAAGCGTTCTGCATGTCCGAGCGCCGGGGCTTGAACTCCTCGAGCGTGACCTTCCAGGACTTGGTCTGGTCCAGCCACCGCACCATGACCGAGATCGCCGAAGCGATCTGGTCAGGGGTGGTGCCTTTGGGGAAGATGCGGTTCATCTACGCTCCCGCCTCAGAACGGCAAATCGTCGTCGATGAACTTCTCGGGGTTCTGCTCGGCCATGGTCTTCGGCCGCTCGGCCTGAGCCTCCTTCGGCTTCACGGCGAGGCTGAAGAACTTCTGGCCGGGGTTCTTGGCGTTCTCCCCGGCAGTCTTGATCCAGCCCGAAAGCCAGAACTCGGTGCCGTTGATGTTCAGGTCCCCGGTGAAGTCGGGGTGGGTGTCCTTCTGCTTGCGGTCGTTGCGACGAAGGGTGCCGGTGTTGGTACGGTCGAAGGGCATGGATTACTCCTGGTTGATGGAAACGGGGCGACCGACGAGACGGTGTCTCTCGTCGCCGAAAGCCTCGGCTGCGTCGAGCGCGGCCTGTGCGTGGTTGATGTCGAGGTAGGGGTTGGGCTTGTGGCCGACGTGCTCCAGAACGTGCGCCGGCACGTCCTCCCAGCCGCCCCAGCCCTCGCGCTGGATGAAGTACCCGGTCACGAGGGTCACAGGCGCACCGCCTGCAGGCGCTCGACCCGGTCCCGCAGCTCGGTCAGGAACCGCCCGACCTCGCCCGCGATCTCGGCGATGACGGACTCGTCTCGCGGCACCCGGATGACGAGCAGCCGCAGATGCTCCGGCAGGCGGGGGTCGAAGGCCACGAAGTCGCACCAGTTGCGACCTGTGCATGCAAGTTGCCACTGCATCTGCAGGAGGTACTTGCGGGGGACGGAGCGGTCCTCGATGTACTCGAGCATCGTGGAGGTGTTCGGACACTTGATCTCGATGCAGCCGTCCTCCCCGACCAGCCCGTCCGGGGACGCCCCGGCCTCGAGGAGCGGGTGGCGCACGAAGTCCACCTCATCCACCAGAACGCCCTCTCGCGCCTCGTAGGCGGCTCTGGCGACGGGCTCTAGCTCGATGCCCCTGTCCATGGCGGGGCTCTTATAGCCCTCCGTGGGCTGTCCCGTGAGGCGTTCCGTCAGGAGTTCGGCCATGTACCCGCTGCGAGAGGCCGACGCGCCGGTCTTGGTCTTGGCCATGACGTCGGCTATCCGGCTGGCGGTCACGAGCCCCAGCCGCTTGGCGAACCATTCGGGGGTGCGTTGCTCCATCAGCCGAGCTCCTTCTTGCGGGCGGCGAAGATGCCGGAGGACGCCTGACGCTGCGCCTCGGTCAACCCCTTGAACAGGGCGGTGAGGTCGGCGAGGGTCTGGCACTCGGCCACCTTCTTGGCGAGGTCGGGGTCGGGCTTGGCCTCGGGCTTGCCCCGGGCCTGCGCTGCCTCGGCGTCGTCGTCGATCTGGGCGAGGCCGACGATGGCGGCGAGGGCGTAGCGGCGGGCGTAGGTGATGCCGGAGCCCTGCCCCTGCGGACCGGCGTCCTTGGTCAGGATGGGCAGGTACCCGCGCATCCACTCGCCCGAGGAGTGCGCGAGGGTGGTCACGAGGATGGCCCCGGTATCGCCGATCTCGGTCGTCTGGATGACGGCGAGGTCGTTGGCGGCGAGCTGCTTGCGGCAGGCGTCCCAGCAGGACGCGAGGTCCGCGTACTTGGACTTGAAGAACGGGTTGGCGCTGTCCTTCAAGGCTCCGGTGATGTCGGCCTGCGCCTTCGAGAGGGCGGCGGCGAGGGCGGCGATGGATTCAGACTGGTTCATGCGTGTGTTCCTGTGTCAGTAGGGATAAAGCGGTGTTGCAGGCTGCGATGCGTTCCTCTTCCTCGCGCTCCTGCATCTCGAGGTCGAGCTGGTGCCACCAGGTATCGTCGTCTTCCATCACACCCACCATCGGCTGTGGTGGTGGGGCTGGTAGACGCGGGCTCTCCAGGCGGGGTTCGGCAGGCGCTCCCGCCGACGCTTCCACGGCGCAGGGCGGGTGAACATCCAAACCACGATGGCACCGAAGAACAGCGTCATGCCGATGGTCACGACCGTGACGTATACGACGTCGAAGGCGCTCATGCTGCCACCTTGCGCTGCAGGTCGTGGATGACGGAGAAGGTTTGCTTCTGCATCTCGTCGAGAGCGTCAGCGTCATCCCCATCATCGTCCACGCCGAGTCGAGCGAGGTGTACTCGGAAGTCTGCGGCCCGAGCAGCCTCCATCGTGCGGGTCTCGACCAATGCTCGCCACTGGTCGCCGAAGTTGTACTCGTCTGCGATCGGCTGATTGTTCTGGATTCTGTCCCAGAACGCTGCCTGACATGCGAGTGCGAATTTATCCAAGCCGCTCACGACTGCACCTCGCGGGCCATGCGCAGGGCCATCAGCATCATGCGCTGCTGGTTGCGGGCCATCGTGACGTAAGCCGTCATCTTCGGGTTCTGGCGGGCGAAGCGCATCGCCTGATCGCGACCGGCGCGGCACTGGCCTGCGGTCATGCCCCAGCGGATGGCGGGGGGCAGATGGGACGGGATGGGTCGGTATCTCATGGTCAATTCCCCTGTGTGTGTTATCGACGGGTGCAATCCTAACCCGGTCCCGTTCGCCGTGTCAACACTTGTACGCAACTTTTTTTTAGGCCATGCTTACGGGAGTCAACAACGGAGGTTCCATGTCCATCGAGGAGTTGGTCAAGAAGTACGGCAACCAGAGTGCCGTAGCCCGCCAGTACGGGGTGACCCGTGCGGCGGTGTCGAAGTGGGCGCGTGTGGGTGTGCCTGAGCACGTCCGCTTGCGCGAGCTCGCGGGCGAGGTGGTCGCCGAGCTCAAGAGCGGCGAGCAGTCGCGCAGCATGAAGCGGCTGATTCGCAAGATCGAGGCCGGTCTGCGTCCGAAGCCCGAGGCCGCGTGAGCCGCGCTGCGTACCATCGGGCCTACTACCGGGCTCACCTGGAGAGTCGCCGAGAGGTGGCGCGGGTGATGGCTCGGCGTAGACGGTGGGTGCGCGGCGTGGCGGCGGTGATCTGCGAGGCCGTGGAGGAGGCCAGAAACGACAAACCCCCTTTC